CTACGGGCTACTTCGAAGGTGCTCGTTTCTTTAGGGGAGCGGCAGGGAACCTCGTGCCCGAAAGTTACGGCGCAGAAGAATGGCGCACCCGACACGATTCGAACGTGTGACCTTTGCCTTCGGAGGGTTTCGGTTAGGCATTTTCTCTGGTTTTCAGGAATTTTCTCGAAGTAGCTAAAGCCTTATATTGAAAACATTTTCTGCCGTTTCGGGTTTTCCAGCCAATTCGAGCATCTTCCCCAATTTCGGATTTCGTGGTGACTCTGTGGTGACACTAACCCCAAAGGCAAGGGTCACAGATGCCGAAGCTCACCAAGAAAATCGTGGACGCGGCCGAGCTGCGGGAGAAGCCATATTTCATCTGGTGCAGCGACCTTCCCGGCTTCGGCATCCGTGTCTTTCCGTCCGGCAAGCGGGTCTATTATGCCGATTACCGCAACAAGTCCGGCCAGCGGAAGCGAATGACCATCGGGCCGCACGGCAAGCTCACGACCGAAGAGGCCCGCAAGCTCGCCATGATGACGCTGGGCGACGTTCTGAAGGGCGAAGACCCGGCCGAGGAACGGGCCACCCGCCGCAACTCCCTCACCGTGAAGGAGCTATGCGCCAACTACCTCGAAGCGGCCGAGCGCGGTTTGATCATGGGCAAGGGCGGCCGGGCGAAGAAAGCCTCTACCCTCTACGTGGATCGCGGCCGGATCGAGCGGCATATCATCCCCTTGCTAGGCTCGAAGCTGGTCCGCGACTTGGCGCAAGCCGACATTCACCGTTTCATCCGTGATGTGGCGGCCGGAAAGACGGCCACCGTCGAGAAGACCGGCAAGCCGCGCGGCAAAGCCATCGTCGAAGGCGGGATCGGCACGGCCGCCCGCACCGCCGGCCTGCTGGGCGGCATCCTGTCCTTCGCCGTGTCCGAGGGCGTCATTCCGTTCAACCCGGCGCAAGGTGTGAAGCGTCCTGCCGACAAGAAGCGCCAGCGGCGGCTCACTGCCGAGGAGTACCGCCGGCTAGGAGAGGCGCTTGAGAAAGCCGAGGAGGAGGCAGAGACGGAACAGGCCATTCATGGGGCTTGGCTGCTTGCCCTCACCGGCTGTCGCCTAGACGAGATCCAAGGGTTGAAGTGGTCCGAGGTTGATGAGGCCGGCGGCTGCTTCCGGCTGGAGGACACGAAGGAAGGTGCATCCGTCCGGCCAATCGGACGCCCGGTCTTTGACGTACTGGCGAGGATCGAGAGACGGAAGGGCTGTCCCTATGTGCTACCGGCCGCAAGGGGAGCCAAGGGCCATTATGGCGGCCTGCCCGGCGGCTGGGAGCGGATTGCCGAGCGAGCCAAGTTCACCGATGTGACGCCGCACACCCTCCGGCATTCTTTCGCCAGCGTGGCCGGCGATCTAGGGTTCACCGAGAGCACCATTGCCGCAATGCTGGGCCACGCGGCCGGATCGGTGACCAGCCGCTATGTCCATCACCTCGATAGCGTCCTGATCGCGGCGGCCGATAAGGTGGCGCGGGCAATTCATGCGCAGATGACGGGAGAGGAAGGCAAAATCGTGCAGCTTCCAAGCCGGGCGGCGCGGTGACTGACGATTTTGCGGTGTAACAGGTGTAACGCGTGTAACAGCACTGATTTTAAAGGAACATTCCTGTTACACCGCGACTTACGGCAGGTGTAACAGGTGTAACAATTGCCAGCAGGTTGAAAGCTCAGTCCGCTGGGTACTCAGATTTGAGCCCTTCGGCAAGCAGTTGGATCAGCTCGCAAGGCTGCCCGGCCACTTCACAATCGATAGCAAAATCGTCACCGAATTGACAGGAGCTCGTCTGCTTGGGCTTCGGTTATCTCGGTAGGCTTGCCCCAACGGGCCCAAAGATCAAGCATTGCTTCATAATCAGGCTCACCGCCGTGAGAATTCAGGTAATGGTTATGCTCGATGTACTTACCATTTTTGATCAGGAAATTGGCATACGCGAGCAGTTCGGGGTCTTTGTTGCCGTCGAAGCCTGGAAATTTGGGCTCGAAATTCTCAAGACGTAGGCGGCCTGAAGGATCACGGTCACCACCTGAATTGTCGAGCGCTTCTTTGTTCTTGGCGAGCTTTAGCAGGTAGTACAGCCACATGATGGTATGAACGAAGTTAGTCCGCTCCTCCGGAATAGGCTCAGAGAGACCAAGATACTCGTCATATTCGGCCTCATATCCTCTATCTAGAATGGTGATGATTTCCTCATAACCTTCGGGATTCTTCTCAAGTGCTGCGAGGATTCGATATTGACCGATCAGGATCGCCCGCTCGGCAGGGGTGAGCTTCGCCATAGTTGCCTCAAAGAATGGAATTTCTGCTGTTCACCAGAGTTGGGCAGCGACTGATTTGTCACATGAGTCTTGCGCAACTGGCAACGTAGGCAAGGCACCCGCCCACGTCTGTGTTTGGTGCGGCGCCGAGTGGTAATTTCCGCAACGTGGAATCTCTACCCTCAAACCCATGCGCCACAAGGCTTTGATGGTATTTCTCTTGCCGTTTTTGGCCGAAAGAATCAGTAGGCAAATCGGCCGAGCTATTCGGCAACCTCATCTTTCGCTGGTGCTTTAGACTCTTCAGGAACCGTTATTGTGTAAGCCTTCTTCACTTTCTTTTGCGGAGCAGGCGGAGTGCGAACACCATCTGTATGTTCGAATAGGTGATCGTGAAGCTTCTGCCCAAGAGGATCGATGATAATATCGATGCCCTCTCGCCTAGCGAGCTTCGCGGCAGGAACGAAGTCGCTATCTCCTATGACTAGGACGATTTGATCAACAAGCTTCTTGTATGAAAGAGCAGCTACGTCCAATCCGAGCCGCATATCGACGCCTTTCTGATTGGTGTCGATGATAAAGCTCTCATCAGTAAGGTCCTCAAATTTCACCTCACCGCGGAGCAGCTTGGTAACCACGTCTTGCTTCAGACGCCAGTTCGTCGTGTCGAGGAGATGGCCGAGGCGAAGAGCTACCTTCCGCTTCCGCTTCAGTTCGTTGTGGAGCTCGCGGCGGAAGACCGCTTGAGGGGTTTTGCCGAAGTCGATGACCTTTTTACTTACGGGATGGTGCATCTTCTTCTCAAGCGGAGGACAGTCGTAAAAGAAGATGCGGTAGAGATCGAAGCTTTCGAAGATCGGCCTCCGATCAAGGTCTTGTCCAGTACGCTGATATTTGTGACGCAGAGCGTGTTCGTGGATTATCCGTGCAACGGCCTTTGGATCATCCGCCTGGACATCTGGGAAATAATGTTTCAGCCTCTTTAGAAAGAAGCCCCCATCAACCAATACCGCCACACGATTTCGATGCATTCGATGCCCGTAAAGCAATAAGCCCCTGGGCTCGGCTTCCCGTACATAAATCGATCCAAGATCGACGGGAGAGCTTACTGCCAGGGGCTGAATGAATTGTGAGATAGCTCACCCTCACCTAACCGTCAACAGCCATAACCGTTCCGGCGTTTAAAACTTTCGATGAGTAGGATACCTCATTTGGGGTGTCTTCGGAGCATTTTCAACCCCCGAGAATGATCTGTAAGCCTTTCAAAAACCTAGCATAATCTGCTGGATATGGCCTCACTCCCGTGCCTTCTTCAACCTCACACCCGGCCCACCGCCATTCTCAGGAATGAACTCGACGCCAGCAGCTTCGAGCAGATCCTGGATCACACGCCTATCATCCTCTGGCTTTCTTAGGAGGCGCATTCGGGAATCGTGCGCCAATGCAGAACATTCGATTTCAACAAGTCTGATGCCGTTCGCCGGGAGCACCTGACGCCGCCGCTCGTCATAAATCTTCCGCTGCTCTCCTCGATGGACACCGCTCACAGTGAGTTTCCAAGGCTTATCGAAATGCGCAACGGGTCCACTGTGCTGCTCTTCCCGGTATTCAACGACCAGTGCCAATGATGGATAGTACGCATCGACAGGCAACTTAGCGCACCGCCCGCTTGGGCCAGGATCTCCGATCAGGAATGGAAACCGCTTCTGCCGCTCAGCCGTTTGGCCGAGCACCTGGTCGCATAAGCTGATTACGTATGCCTCGTCGCTTTGATCTCGCTTCCCCATTTCCCTTGCCTTAGCTTTTGTTCTTGTGGCGCCGCACCCCAGCTCCACCGCCATCGTCAGGAATGGCCGTCATTCAGGCTGGCGTGGCATCAAGCCACTTTCAGCGAGTTCGTTCACGATCCCGATCACTTGCTCCTTTTGCTCGTCATTGAGCCACTTTAGCGAAGTACGTGCGAGACTTAGCACGTAGTCATAATCTCTCTGCGAAAGCTGGAATGCCCCAGATGCAGCGCAGTTTGTGACCCAAACACCAAGAATAAATCCTAGCGCATGATTAGTTTGAACCTCATTCATGCCGTTCAGCTTCCCAGCGGCATATTGCTCTATGCTTCTGGCATTAGAGACAGCATGCTGAGGGATTTTGTTTATGATGTTTTCTTTCGGCGGCTTGAATAGACCAAACATCTATTTTGGCTCCAGTGATCGTCTACTTACTTCAGGTAGCCCTTCGCCTTCAGGTGCTCGATTAGCAGCTTTTCCATGAGTGACGTCAGGGAACGGTGATCATCAGCAGCGGCTTTTTCGGCAGCTTCCTTGAGGCTGGGATCAATTCTGAGATTGAGGGTGGCCGTCTTCTTCCGTTGCTCTGCCATAAATGTAACGCCAGTGGCTTGACATGCGACTTGTATAGCCACAGTATCGCAAGTGTCGTTACAAAGCAAACGGCCGCGCTAGGTGGTTGCAACACCCAACGCGGCCTGACCATCAACATGGAGTGAAGCCATGTCTCAGGCTGTTGTCAGCCCTACCACACAGAGTTCCCATAGCGCACCTCTGTCAGTGACCCTTATTACCGCGGAAGCTGTTGCAATGAACCGTCTAGCACGTGAGACGGCTCGCCTTGTCGAACGCCTGGAAATTCTAGGCATGGCAACAGGCGACGGGCTGCGCCCTGCCGTAGAGGGAGCGGCCGAGGCCCTTATCAGATTCCTCGACTACCTCGACGGCGATTCTGACCTAGAGCCGGAAGAGGATGACGAGCACGACGGCCGAGAGCCGGACGAGGACTTCGAGGATGCGGACGACAACGGCATAGCGGACGCTGGCGGCTTGGCTGAGCAATGGAGCGGGGTCCGGCAAGTCACAACTGGCGTAGAGTGATCCATCGGCCCGGCCCCAACGATGGAGCCGGGCTTATCCACAGGCGCCTCTTGCAAATCGCCAGAGGCTGCGCTACCTCTTGCAAATCACAAGAGGTGACAAATGACCATCCGCCCGAAGCTAACTACCAAGTCTGCCTGTCGTGTGGCCCGTATTGATCGCGACCGTTTCAACGAACATGTCGCGGCCGGCCGCTTCCCCTGCGCGCCTAACACAGTTCCTGGCCGTGCTCGCCTGTTCGATCCGGACGACATGATCGGACTTTGGCTCTTCCGCGAACTGATGGAAGACGGATTTGAACCGGCCAAAGCGGGTGAAATCGCATGTGAAGTCGCCAATGCTGCCCGTTGCTACCCGGATGCGTCCACTATCTCCTACGTTCAAGACTACTTTGGTAACGGTGGCAGGGCCTTCCCCTCTGATGCCGTCCCTGCCCCGTCAGAGTGGGATAACGTGCTCTTCAGCGGCACTGATATCCGGAAAGTCACGACGTACCGCATCGGCAAATTGCGCCAGCTGATCGCGCACTACACCGCGGAAGAAAATTCCATCATCGGCGAGGACGACTGACGCAAACTTCGTGATGGGAATTGCTCTTCGGCTCCTCCCCTAACCGAGTAGCCGAAGACTAATCGAGAGGAAGATGATGAGCACTGAAGCAACGCGGAGCGATCCGCGAACAGATGAGCTTTGCCTGCCGCCTGCCCTGCGCAAGCCGCGCCTTCGCCGCTGGGAAGCGGCTGAATACCTGGAGCGAGTTCACGGCATCACCATCGCCGTAGCAACTCTCGCCAAGCTCGCCAGCGTCGGCGGCGGCCCGGCTTATCACAAGAGCAATCGGACACCGCTCTATCCGCGCGACGAGCTGGACCGCTGGGCGGCCGAACGTCTCGGCAACCTGATCACTAGCACATCGGAGCAACAGCAATGAGCTTGAAAATGGAAACTGCGACGGGCGGCCAGGCCCGTCGCAGCGAAAAGAAAGCGGTCCCTAGCAAAGTCCGCAGAGCCAATATGAACCACAAGACGACGCTGATGGCAATGCCCCGGTTCCGGCCGATCTGGAGCGAGGATCGCCGTCATTTCCAAGGCTGGGAGCTGGCGTGATGGGGGTGAGCATGGCTAGGCGCAAACCCGCCCCTCACGGTTCGCCAGCGGCTTCCTGCGAGTACATCGAGGAGATGGCCGCTTTGATTTGTCTCTACGGCGAAATGCTCCGCATGCATGCGACCGTCCCTGATATCACGGGGATGGGCTACCACTTGGACAAGGTGATTGCCTACGTGCGTTCGGCCGCGTTCGTCTACGACGACCTGAAAAAGTCTATGGTCGAGAAAGCCGGGGATAATCGTGCGGCTTGAGCAACATGATCGTTTCGCGGATGTGCCCGCTCCTATGGGCACGTCTACTCCGAATGGCTCCATGCAGGACCATGACGAGAATCCGCCGGCCGAGAAGCCGAAGAAGACCGCGAAGGAAAAGTGGCCGTTCCGACTGACTGAAAAAGGCGTCGAGAAGCGTGTCGAGACGCGTGACAAGGAACTCGGCATCACAACCGAGGAATGGCGCTGGTTCTGTTCGCGGCTCGAGGTATCTGCTGAAACCCGATCTTCCGAAGGCGAGGAATGGGGCCGGCTGCTTTCCGTGACGGATCGTGACGGCCGCGTGAAGACCTGGGCCATGCCTATGGCGATGCTGGCAGGCGACGGCACGGCCTATCGTGAACGCCTCCTCTCTCTCGGCCTAATCATGGCTCCGGGCAAGTTCGCCCGCGACGCCCTGCACGAGTACATCAGCACCGCCCGGCCTGGTGATAAGGCGCGATGTGTCGGACGCCTCGGCTGGGAGCTAGAAACCTTTGTTCTGCCGAATGGCGCAATCGGAGATCCTACCCATGGGTGAGCGTATCATCTTCCAGGCATCCGGCGCGGTGGATCATGCCTTCCGTGTGAGCGGTGAGCTGAAGGACTGGCAGGACAACGTTGCCCGCTATGCCGCCGGCAACTCCCGCTTGCTGCTGGCAATCTCAACAGCCTTTGCCGCGCCCCTTCTTTATCCCACGGATTCGGAGTCCGGCGGCCTTCACTTTCGCGGGGGATCGAGCACCGGGAAGACGACGGCCTTGACTGTGGCCGGATCTGTATGGGGTGGCGGCGGCGTCCGTGGTTTCGTTCGCACCTGGCGCGCCACGTCGAACGGGCTCGAAGGCATCTGCGCCATTCACTGCGACTCTCTTTTGTGCCTGGACGAGCTCGGACAGGTGGACGGCCGGGAGGCTGGGGCGATTGCCTACATGCTGTCGAACGGCATCGGCAAGTCTCGAGCGAACCGCAACGGTGAGGCGCGCCCGGCGGCTCAATGGCGGTTGTTGTTTCTATCGAGTGGCGAGGTTGGCCTTGCCGACAAGATCGCGGAAGACGGGCGCGGGCGGCGCGTTGCGGCTGGCCAGCAAGTCCGTGTCGTGGACATTCCGGCCGATGCTGGCGCGGGCATGGGGATCTTCGAAAACCTTCATGGCTTTGAGAGCGCCGATGCTTTTGCCCGCTACCTGAAGACCGCAACGAACAAGTTTTACGGCACCGCCTGCCGGGCGTTCCTCACCCATCTGACAAAGGACTTCAAGGGCATCGCTCCTGTCGTTGTCGGCCTGCGAGACGAGTTCCTGACTGAATACTGCCCGAAGGATGCAGATGGACAAGTGAGCCGGGTTGCCGCCCGGTTCGGATTGATCGCCGCCGGCGGTGAGATGGCAACCACATTCGGCGTTCTGCCGTGGAGCCGCGGAGAGGCAACGAGAGCGGCGGCGCGGTGCTTTCAGGACTGGCTTGCCGCGCGCGGCGGCGTGGAGCCTGCGGAGGAGCGGGAGGCCGTTGCCAGGGTGAGGCATTTCATCGAGCTGCATGGCACGTCCCGCTTCGAGCCGATGGGCAATCTTGTGCCGACCGATAACATCGGCAGCCCGGTAGAGCTGCGCATCAACAACCGCGTCGGCTTCAGGCGTCGGACTGATAGCGGCGGCATCGAATATCTTGTTCTGCCTCAGTCCTGGCAGTCCGAAGTCTGCGCCGGGATGGACGCCGGAGCGGTGGCGAAGGTTCTCAGCCAGCGCGGGATGCTGCGGCGCGGCTCTGATGGGAAGATGCAAACCGTTGCGCGTGTCCCTAGCTTCGACAAGGCGGTGCGGGTCTATCTGCTCACGCCGCAACTCTTTGCCGATGAGCGGCCTGCCGAACCTGAATAAGACTTCGGCTGATGAGGACGAACCCATGAAGGCATATGACCTCCTCGACGCCTTTGCCCGCAAGATCGGCGTTACACCTGTTACACCTCCTCACCATCGAGGTGTAACAGGTGGTGCAACCAGAAATAAGAAGCCAGATCAGTTACTTAGAAAACGCGTTACACCCGTTACACCTGTTACACCGCAAAATAATAATGGCTGGGATGAAAACGATTGGCAGATGGCTTTCGAGGAACGGGCCGCGATCCTCGAATATGACGGCGGCCACTCCCGGCAAGATGCAGAGCGTTTAGCGCGTGAAGAGATTGAGAATATGCTCGCAAGTTCCTGAAATGCCGTGACAATTCCAGCATATTTAAGTCACATCTTCTAGCCATCTATTCTTTGACTTACTTCCTGATTGGTCGATTTTCGCCTTGTAACGCGCAAGGCGACAATGATCGAAAAGCTCAAAAGTCTGTTTCGACCTGAAACGAAATCTTCCCTGGCCAACCCCTCGGCCGAGTTGCTTGCCCTGTTCGGGGCAAGCCCAACCGCATCCGGCACCGTCGTCACCCCTGAAAGCGCGATGCGCTGCGCGACGGTTTACGCCAGCGTGAAGGTGATTGCCGAGAGCGTGGCTCAACTTCCCCTGCACCTCTACAAGCGCACCTCAGACGGCGGGAAGGAACGGGCCGCCGATCATCCCCTTTCCGAGCTGCTGCACGATCAGCCGAACGAGTGGACTTCGAGCTTCGAGTTCCGGTTGTTCATGCAGACGGCCCTTTGCCTGCACGGCAATGCCTATGCCTTCATCAACCGGACGAATGGCCGGATCTTCGAGCTTATCCCCATCCCGTCGCCGTGCGTGACCGTCGAAGTCGATCCGGTGACGATGGAGCCTTCCTATAAGGTTTCGTCCGGTGATGGCGACCAGCGTGTCTATGACCGAACCGAGATCTTCCATCTGAAGACACTGGGAACGTCACCGCATATCGGACTTTCGCCCATCTCTCAGATGCGCGAGGCTATCGGCCTGGCGCTGGTGATGGAGGAGCACGGCGCGCGCCTCTTCTCCAATGGGGCGCGGCCGAGCGGCATTTTTAAATACGGCAAAATGGTTAGCCCTGAGCTGGCGAAGCGCCTGCGGGACAGCTTCAACGCGGCTCACGCCGGAGGCCCGAACAGCGGCCGGACGCTGATCCTCGAAGATGGATTGGACTTCCAGGCGCTTCAGTTCACGTCCGTGGACCTTCAATTCCTTGAGCTGCGCCGGCACCAAATCGCGGAGATCGCGCGCGGCTTCCGCATCCCGCTCCATCTGCTGCAAGAGCTTGAGCGCGCCACGCACAACAACGCGGAGAGCATGGGACAACAGTTCCTGTCGCTCACTGTTCTGCCTTGGTTGAAACTCTGGGAGGGCGCAATCAGCCGCTCGCTTCTGACGGCTGAAGAGCGCCGCGACTACTATGCCGAGTTCCTGGCTGACGACCTGGCGCGAGCCGATCTTGCAGCCCGCTTCGAGGCTTATGCCAAGGCCGTCACGAACGGCATTCTCAACCCCAACGAAGTCAGGGCGGCGGAAAACCGCGCGCCCTATCCCGGCGGCGATCAATTCCGCCTGCCGATGAACACCGAAGATCCGAACAAGCCGGGGAACGAGTGATGGAACACCTCACGCTCGAAGTGAAGTTCGCGACCGGTGATGCCGGGCTCGTCTCCGGTTATGCCTCTCTCTTCGGCCGGCCTGCCGATTACGTGAACGACGTGATCGAACCGGGAGCCTTCGCGGCTTCTCTCTCGGCTCATGACGCCAGCGGCACCATGCCTCTCATGCTGCGAGAGCACAAAGGCGAGCCTATCGGGGAATGGCTGGAGATCGAGGAAGACGAGATCGGCCTTCGCGTGAAAGGCCGGCTGGACATCAACACGCCCGGCGGGCGCGAAGTCTATGAGCAGGCGCGCGCGGGCCGGATTGATGGCCTGTCCATCGGCTATCGCGCCGTGAAGGCGGATCGCGAACAGGACGGCACCCGCACACTCCAAGAGATCGAATTGCACGAAATCAGCTTGGTCCGGCGTCCCGCGTCGAGCCGGGCGCGCGTGCTTTCAGTGAAGTCGGCTCCGGCCGGCACCATCGCCGCGAAGGGCGCGGCAACATCCAAGAGGACGACCATGGAAAAGAAGGAAACCGCGCCCGGCGGTAACTCGGGCAATGAGACGGACATCAATGCGCGCGTTGACGGCCTGGCAGAGACGGTTTCGGCCATCGACACCCGCTTGACGGCCGTGGAAGAGAAGGTTGGCTCGGTCAAATCCGTTGCCGACCGGATCGAAGCCAAGCTCAACCGGCCCGGCGCGGCCACTGAGACGAAGGCGGCACCGGAGAAGATCGAGGTAAAGGCGTTCCATGCTTTCCTTCGGCGCGGCATCGAACGGATGGAAGCGGACGAGGTGAAGACCCTCACCGTCGCCAACGACCCTTCGGCCGGCTACCTCGCTCCGCCGGAGTTCGGCACCGAGCTCTTCAAGAACATGGTCGAGTTCTCGCCCATCCGACAGTATGCCCGCGTGGTGCAGATCACCGGCCCGGAGATCCGCTATCCGCGCCGCGTGTCCGGCACGACCGCCTATTGGGTGGACGAGATCGAGGATCGCACCGGCTCTGAGCCGACCTTCGAGCAAGTGACGCTCACGCCCTGGGAGCTGGCGACCTTCACGGAGGTGTCCAACCAGTTGCTTGAGGACAACGCCTATAACCTGGAGCAAGAACTTCGCCTCGACTACGCCGAGTCCTTCGGCAAGAAAGAGAGCGTTGCCTTTGTGAACGGTACCGGCGTGAAGCAGCCGAAGGGCGTCCTTCAGGCTGCGGGTGTTGCCGAGATCGTCACCGGCAAGGCGGACGGCTTCGCCGCGACAGATCCGGCTGACGCTCTTATCCGCATGTATCACGCTCTGCCGACGGCTTATGCCCAGCGCGGCGCGTGGCTCATGAACCGCAACACGATGGGCCTGATGCGCCTGTGGAAGGACGGACAGGGCCGCTACCTCCTGAACGAGCCGATCACCGAAGGCGCTCCGATGACGCTTCTCGGCCGCCCGGTCATTGAGGCTGTCGATGCGCCCGATGTGGCCGCGAATGCCTACCCTGTCGTGTTCGGTGACTGGTCCGGCTACCGGATCGTGGACCGTATCGGGCTTTCGATCCTGCGCGATCCTTACACTCGCGCCCGGAACGGCATCACGACCTTCCATGCCCGCAAGCGCGTGGGTGGTGACGTGACCCATCCCGACAAGTTCGTGAAGCTCAAGGTTGCGGCCTCTTAAGGCCGCTTCCCCAACTTTGAGGACACCGACATGCGCGACATGCGGAACAGCATCAAAATCGTCCCGGTGGTTGAGCCCGGCGTCTATTCGGGCAAGGCCGAGGGCAAAGCCGTGGACACAGCGGGATTCGACTCGCTCACGTTCGCCATCGTCATGGCCGAAGGCGGCAAGGCCAGCGGCTTCGAGGTTGCGATGGAGCACAGCGATGACGGCAAGGAATGGGAACTCGTTCGGCCTGACAACGTGCTGGGTGAAATCGAGAGCGGTGAACCGTTCGGCTACACCGGCGGCACGACGGGCCAGCGGCGCTACGTGCGCCTTTCCCTTTCCCCGAAGGGCAAGACTACCAAGGGCACAGGTTTAGCCGTGATGGCCATTCTCGGCCATCGGCGCGGATCTTAGGGCGGCGGTTTTCTGAGGCCGATGCGATCAGGCCAACAACGGAAAGTCACCTCCCTGCCGCCCGTAGCTCTGTTCAAGATGCGAGAGGGTCAAGGTGACGAGATCGCATGAGGGGCCGGAGACACCAACCGGCCCCTCCCCATCCTCCGACGAGATGAAGGCGTATCACGATGCTCACGGTTATCAGCCCTGCCGCCCATCACCGGCTTACGACGCTCGAAGCCGTGAAGAATGAACTGTCGCTCACGAATACGGCCGATGATGCGTTCCTCTCCGACCTGATCGACCAAGCAAGCGATATCGTGCGCACTTGGTGCGGCCGGTCATTTGCGCTCGAAGGCGTCCGTGAGACGCTGCATCACAACCGGCCGGGCGCAAGCGTGATGCTTTCGCGTTGGCCTGTCGCCTCGATCGATGCCGTCACTATCGATGGTCGAGTTTTCGACCCTGTGAATTTCCAGGCCGAAGACGGCGCTGGGATCGTCTACCGGATCGGTGCTGACGGCTGCACGGCGAGCTGGCCATCCGGCCGGACAGTGATCGAGTACACGGCCGGCTATGTCCTGCCGAATGACGACAACTCGGCTGAGCCCACCCTGCCGAAGGATATCGAGCGCGCTGCCATCATCCTTGTGAAAACGGCCTACTTCGCGCGTGGCCGCGATCCGCTCATTCGCACCGAAGATGTGTCCGGCATCGCCAGCACGACCTACTGGGTTGGTGGCTTCGGCAATGGGGCAACCCTGCCGCCCGATGTGGAAGGGCTCCTGTCCCCGCATCGGCAAGTTCTGATCGGGTGACACGATGAACGCTGAGATCGTCGCTCTTGATCGTGCCCTTGCCCGCACTGGCGAAACCATCACCCTGCGGCGCGGAACGACAACCGCTCCGACTGCCCTCGCGACCGTGAAGGCTCATGTACGCGGCTACAAGCCTGAGGAGCTGATCGGCGGCATCACTCAGACGGATAGCCTTGTCACCCTCTCTCCAACCGATCTTGTCGCCGCGAATTGGCCGATGCCACCGAAGAAGGGCGATTGGGCCATCATCCAGGGCCGCGCCCGCTCCGTCGAGGTGGTCGGCCTGATTGTCGCGGCTGATGTGCTGGTTCGGATCGAAATGCGGGTGCTGGGCTGATGCCGTGGTCTGCACCAAAGCACTGCCCGCATGGCCATCCGCCTTACCGTGGATCGCGCTGCCCGCATTGCTCGGCCGCCTTCAGAGCGGCGACCGAAGCGCGCCGGCCGAACGCTCAACAGCGTGGTTATGACAGCAAGTGGCGACGTGAGAGCAAGGCATTCCTCGCTCTGCCCGAGAACCGCTTTTGCGCCTGCGGCTGCGGACAGGTTGCCGACATGGTTGATCACCGCATCGCTCACAAGGGCGACAAGCGTCTGTTCTGGGATCGCTCAAACTGGCAACCCATGGCCCGCGCCTGCAACTCCCGCAAGGCAATCCGAGAGGAAGGCGGCTTCGGCAACAAAGTGTCAAAACCCCTAGGGGAGGGTTCGAATTTGGCCTCTGGGGGCGACGACCGACCGGGGGTACTTGCGCGCAATCTCGTGGAAAATGGGAGTTTTCGGAAATGAAGGGCCGCAAGCCGAAGCTGGCGGTGATCGAAGGCGGGTTTTCACCTGGCCGCTGCCCGGCTGCGCCCACATGGTTCACCCCTCAAGCGAAGGCGGAGTGGAAGCGGGCCGCGCCTCAACTCCATGGCCGGAAGCTGCTGTCATCCGACACGCTCGCAACCCTCGAAAGCTACTGCGTGGCTGTGGGCGTGGTGCGTGAATGCGAAGAGATCATGGGCCGCGACGGTCGCATGATCGAGAGCGAGGACGGCCCGAAGCCGCACCCTGCATTCAAGATGCAAAGCGCCGCGATGCGCGAAGCAAGACTTTTGGCCGCTGAACTGGGGCTGACCCCGCACCGTCGCGGCGTGCAAAGCAAAGACGAAGGGAAACAAAACGATGGCTGGGAGTCCGATCTTCTCGCCTGATCCGGCGCTTTACCCTGATCCGACCGGCAGGGCTGACCGTATCTGCCGCTTCATCCGGCGGCTCAAATTGTGGGAGGGCGACTTTGCCGGACGACCTTTCCACCTTCACGGCTTTCAGGAAGCCATTGTTCGGCGCATCTATGGGCCGAGCACCGACGACGGCGCGCGCCTGGTGCGGATCGCCTGCATATGGATACCACGCGGCAACGCGAAGACGACTTTGGCCGCTGGGCTGGGCTTGGCTCACTTCCTGGGCCCGGAGGCTGAGGCCGGCGGACAGGTTGTCATGGCCGCCGCGGATCGGGAGAACGCTGGCATTGCCTTCAACTCGGCCCATCAATTCGTTCTGCAGGATGACACCCTTTCCTCTCGGGTTCGGGCCATCGAGAGCCGGAAGACCCTCGGCCATCCGAAGACGAAGAGCACCCTGAAGGCTATCTCGAGCGAGGCTTATTCGAAGCACGGTCTAAACGTGTCGTTCTTCCTGGCCGATGAGGTTCACGCCTGGCCGCTGGGAGAAGGCCGCAAGCTCTTCAAGACCGTCACCGACTCCATGGTGAAGCGGTCGCATCCTCTCACGGTGATCATCTCCACGGCTGGCGAAGGACAGGGCGGCTTGGCCTGGGACTTGTGGCAGTACTCACACAAGGTGGCGTCCGGCGAGATCGAAGACCCGACGTTTGCACCGATCATCTTCGCGGCTCCGCCTGAAGCCGATTGGCGGGATGAAACCGCTTGGCGCATGGCCAACCCTGCGATTGCCGCCGGTTTCTGTTCGCTCGAAGAGCTGCGCATTAAGGCGCGGCGGATCGAGCACTTCCCGGCCGAGATTGCGGACTTCCGCCGCTTTCACCTCGATCAGTGGCAGGAAGGCGCGGCGAACCCCTGGCTTGCGCTCGAAGTCTATGACGCGGCGGAGCCGATGACGCCGGTTGAGGATCTAGCGGGCCGGTCGTGCTGGGTTGGAGTGGACCTGTCGAGTGTGGAAGACCTGACGGCCGTGGTTGCCGTCTTCCCCGATGGCGATGAAGAGGGCCGCCGCTATGACGTGCTGCCTATGTTCTTCCTGCCCGAAGCTGGATTGACGAAGAAGGCCGAGAAGGATCAGGCCGATTACCTGCGCTGGAAGGAAGCCGGGTTCCTGACCGTGACTGAAGGCAACGTGGTGGATCATGCCGCCATCGTGGATTACGTGGTTGAGCTGGGCACGAAGTACGGCGTTCAGGAAATCGCCATCGACCGCTGGAACTCCACAGCGGTGAACACGGCCCTTCAGGACGAGGGCTTTACGATCAACCAGTTCGGACAGGGCTTCGCCAGCATGGCCGCCCCTGTGAAGGAACTGAAGCGGGCGATCCTGTCCGGCCACTTCCGCCACGGCGGCAACCCGCTCCTGCGCATGTGCTTCGGCAATGTGGTTGCCGACAAGGATGCGGCCGAGAACGAGAAGTTCACGAAAGAGCGGGCGCGTGGCCGGATCGATGGAGCCGTTGCCGCTGCCATGGCCGTGGGCCGCATCCTGGCGAATGAAACCGGGCCATCACCCTATGAGACGCAACGGCCCGAAGGCTTCCTGTTCATCTGAGGAGAGAGCAATGCACACTGTGACGATCACCGGCCTGAACCGGGTGAGCAAGCCGAAGCCGAACCGGGCCGGGTTCACGATCCTGGCGTTCTTCGATTGCGAGGCCGGCGGGTTCGCTCTTCAAGGCTGCGCTCTGGTTCGGACGCCGAAGGATGGCTTGGTTGCTTGGCCGCCAAAGCTGGACGGTCCCGAAGGTATGCGCCGCTCCGTCGCGATCCTCGATGATTCGCTCCGCCATGCGATCATGCTTCACGCCCGCGAAGCCTACCGGGCCTTGGGCGGCCGTGATGCCGAGTGGATCGGGCGCGCTGTTCCTATGGGTCCGCGTCAGCACGACGCTACAGCCGAGGATGGGAATGAGCCAATCGAAGGACTTCAACGCTTCCTCGGGGCTAATGTTAGTTAATGTGAGATGCCGGGAGACGTGGTAATGTTCGCATATGCCCCGTTACTTCTTCGACACGCATGACGGCGACCTTTTCATCCGAGATGACGACGGTCTTGAGCTGGACGGCATAGAAGCCGCTCGTGATGCTGCCACAGGTGGGCTCGCGGATTTGGCGCGGGACGCAATTCCTGGTTCTATGCGCAGAGAACTTTCTGTTCAGGTTCGCGATGAGGGAGATAAGCCCATTATCAGGGCTGCCCTTTGGTTCGAAGTCGCAACCCTGATTCCATAGCTTCACCATCGGCCAGGAATGGCTTTTGGTGACACTATGGTGACACCGGCATTTCCGCCGTATCGCCACATCTCACTAAGTCTTTGGGAAGATTGGCGCACCCGACACGATTCGAACGTGTGACCTTTGCCTTCGGAGGGCAACGCTCTATCCAGCTGAGCTACGGGTGCTTATGGCGGTTCGCCTGTTCTCTTCCCTACCCGATCAGGGCTCTCAAGACAACCTCTGACGGCAGGGAGGAGAAAAACTCCTTAGAAACCAATGGAAACGCCCACTGGTCACAGTCAAGATTGTAGTGGGTATACCGGAAGGAGCAAGGGGCAATTTGACCAAAGCGCTTTAGCGTTCCCCCTCTCCCACTGGGCCTGTCACACCGCGCCACTGTGACAGAAACTGTGACAAGCTAAGATAGAGGAAGTGGGCCTTCGTCTGATAAGCGTTGGTCTGCTGTCGCCTCTTTATGCTACGGCTTCAAACCTCTGCAGCTTCTTCCGAAGGTGCGTCCGGTATTTCCCAGATCCCCATTCCTCAAGCCCCATCTCCTCCAGGGCAGTCAGGAAGGCTTGGTGTTGCCGGATAGTGCTTCTGAAGTTGGATGTGTCCTTGATTCCCACTGCATTCTTCACGGCTTTGAGTGCCAGGGCACCATCAGGATGAGTAGCGAACCAGTCCCGCACATACTTAATAGCATCAGCAACCTGACCGCGCACCTCCTTAGGGATCGGCGTCCATGACGTTAATTGGGCTCCTGGGAAGATCTCAGGCAGCAGTTCCTTGATGCCACTGTACGAGCTGGCAATCAGATAGGCATTCACCGGGGGGCACTCACCACTCTGGTTCTGTCTCGCACTGCTCCGACACAACGCTTGCAGGATCATGTGGCTGTGTTCACCAGACTCCGTGGCCTGTGCCTGATGATCCGAAGGGCTTCCTTCAGATGGTCGTAGATTTAGAGCAAGCCGTGTCAGCCCTTCCCTGTGGGACAATGGAAGAAAGAGGGTGCCAGCCAGGATCACATTGGACATGTCCTTGAACTCGTTAGTGCCATCATGGCTCCCCCAGTTCAGGAACCGGACTTTATGATTGGGAGGCAGTTGCTCAGAGAGGCTCGTAGGAAGATCCAGCTTGAGACTAGGCGTGTACTTGTGGTGGATGACCAACCACTCCTCATCGGGCCTCGTCTCAATGGCCCTAAGGACACCCTCAATGATCCTGTCACCCTCAGTCCTATAGGCCGCCTTGCCGCCACCGTGATCCCACACATTGATGGTCAGGCTGCTATAGTGCTTGGTTGCTGATGGGAGACGAACGAGATCACCCCGATGCTTCTCCCACAGATCATAGGTAGTCCTGACTCTGGCCGAGGCGTCCAACGTGAGAATGGGCTTTATGTCGCTTGGAAGTGTCTGTCGGTAACTGACCAAGGTAGGCCCAGCAGGACCATCCACTCTCACCACAACCATTTGCCCCATGAGGAACCACAGGGCCTCCAGGGCCTTCTGCTTTACCTCGGGTTCATGGACGAACAATCCAGATACCTCATGAAGAGACACGCCTAGAGACACATCAAAGGATGGCACCTCAAGAATGGTCTTATCCTTGGCGTCACCAAGCTCCTGGAAGAAGCCCTCCAGAGCCTTTGTCAGCTCAGGATACCGAGGTCTCAGGATCTGGAAGAGGGATGCCAAGCTGTCACGACCCAGGGTCACAGGTTGCCCTGGTAGGATAGCTTCATCCCAGATCTTCACTTGTCGGGGTTGACCTTGGAACCAAAGGCTCTTGGCTTCACGAAATGAGCCTCCAGAGCACCTCCTCTCAACCATGGCATGAGTTGTGAAGAGGATACGAGCATCCTCAGGGACACCACAGCCCAAGGAGTTCAGATCCTCATTGTTCTTACCAGTGAGAACAGCAAAGTCCTGATCCTGAAGGCCAGCCTCCTCAATTGCATTCTGAATCTGATCCAATCGACCAAGACACACCAAAGCGGAGACACCCTTGTGATCCTTGGATTGAACCAACTCCTTGAGGAACTGGATCATGGCTGTGGTCTTCCCCACACCAGGATCAAGGCTGCTGACATAGTAGGTTGGGGCACAGCTTCCTTCAGCCATATCAACCATGACCTGGATTGCAGACCTTAGGCCTATCCACATCTCAGGGCTGAGGGACAGAGCACGGTTATCAAAGGTGATCTTGAGGTTTCTCAGAACCCCTTCAGTGAGTAAGCCTGAAACACAAGAAGTGGTACTATCTCTATTATAGTAATATAGGCTTTCTACCATATCTGTTCTGGCTATATCCAAGCCTGATTTGTCCAATACCATAGCAATAATCTTGTTTGTGTCACACAGACTTAGCTTGGCAACCTAAGTCGTCGGAGATCTATACCTCCCAGGAGCATCAGGCCCGCACTCCTCACTGCGGATAATTCTTCACAAGCGGGATCTCCTTAGCGGCACAATAGGAGTGGTCCTAATACCAGGATATAATTTGCGTTTAGTTCCGATATTCGTAGAACTCTATTGTTCAGACAACTATCTGATTCTCAGTAAACATGCAACAGAAGATTCAATATACACTTGGCAATTATTTTTACAGATCTTATACAATCCGGATTTAATACATGCTTGAGTGTTGACACTTGATACTTAGTGCTTGTGTCACTCAGCAACCGAACTTTGCTCCTGGAGCTTAGCCCCATCTAGATGCCGACTGCTCCTGAAGGATCTCAACGGTAGAGTGACTACGGATTTGGCACTAAAGGGCCGTCGAGGAGGACCGGTACGCTCGGCAGAGCTGCTAATGGGATAGCGAGCCCCATCCCCGAACGCTCCCAAGGCTCCCGCGTTATCTTGGAAGCACAGCTTGAGGTGCTAGACCCAAGGAGGCTTCCCATGAACATGTCTGACATGGCTCACAGGGTCACTGATGCGATCAAGCGGATGACTGACAGGCTAACGCACCGGAGGGACACTCATTCCCAGCAGTCATCCAGCAAGAAAAGCGCCACTGACATGAAGAAGTGAGCAAAGGGGGTGCCTGAAAGGGTGCCTCACCTCCCATTGTGTTTGTCAGGATGCCCGGGCTCGGAACACCGATCTCTCACCGAGACCGAGCCTCTGAGCAATCTCTCTTGGAGGCCCCTTAGGAGGCTAAGGCTTTGATGTGCGAGAGATCCTAAGGTGAGATGCCTCACGATCAAGCCAAAGATTTAGAGCGATCTATGTGTGTGGAATTCCGGAAGTGATCAGGAGTGAAAGGATCACTCTTAGGATCAGCGTAAGCTAACCCCACCATTGTAGGACACCTTCCTGCAACTGTTGAACTCAACAACGTGCTCGTACTGTGTCGCTAAGTGCTTGGCTGAGAGTGTCACGCTCCATCCGCGTCCAGCTACTCCACCTTCAGCGATGCGATCACCATAACGAACAGAGCAACAACTTGGGTCTCGTTCGATGGCAGAGACGTAGTCCTCAGGATTGGCGAAGTTGAACCCCTCTCGTGAGGATGCCTGTGGGGCAATCAACTGTTTGGCGAACGCAAGTGCCTGTTCTGGGGTGTTGATCCTCTCTTCGGGTGGGCAGGTAGCCATGAGATCGGCATTGCCGCCTGTCAGGTGCCAGAGGCCCAGGCCCGCTAGACCTATAAGAACGATTGCCAAACGCCCGTGTCTCACACAGCCCCCTTAGTGCTTGGAGCAATCGTTGCTTATCAAAGGATCGTGCTCTCTGAGAAGGGTTATTGATTGGCCATCACGATGCAAGGACTCTAAAGACCGACCTCTCGCCAACACCAAGCCTCTGAGCAATCTCTCTCTTGGAGACACCCTGGGAGGCCAAGGCTCTGATCTGATCCGCTTTGGCTCGTGCTGTAGGGGCTCTCCCCTTGTACTTCTTCTCAGCCTTCGCTTTAGCGATCCCTTCCTTCTGGCGCTCCAGCATCATTTCCCGCTCAAACTGAGCCACACTCCCCAGCACATTGAGCATGAGCTTTCCGGTTGGGGTGTTGGTGTCGATGCCAAGATCCAGGATACGGAGGCCCACCTTCTTGGCTTCCAGAGCGGCAATGATCTGGCCCAGGTGAACCACGGAGCGGGCCAAGCGATCCAGTTTGGTAACAACCAGGGTGTCTCCCTCACGCACATACTCCAGAGCTGCTTCTAAGGCCTCTCTGGGGCCTACTGAGGAAGTCTGTTCCAGGAAGACCTTGCCACACCCGAGGGCCTTCAGATCCCTTTCCTGAGCTTCCAGCCCAGCCACCTGATCCAACGTGCTTGTGCGTCCGTAGCCCACCAGCATTGTCATGTGTGTTCCTGCCACTGAAATCGAAGACATTGAGGCAGACACCATGCCAAAAAGCAAGAACCACTTCAGTGGCGCACAGGATTGTCCACAGTAAGCTCTGCCATATGGGCAAGGCCTAATGGCCGCCGCTTCCCTGGCTAATAGAGGTTCGTCTTGAAACAATCCGCGCAGCTGTTTTTTGTTACCTGAGAATGCAGGTGGAGGTGGCCAGCATTTAGTAGCGAGCAAATCTCAATCTAAACTGCTCCATCTGGCATCGAGTTGTGCAAGTCGAATGCTATTGGGGTCATTAGGCAGCTGCGGACGACCGTTTGGCCAATGGTCCGTAGGTTCAGCGAGCTTCTCGATGTGATTGAGAGTAACTTGTTCAAGCCAATCCAGAAATTCCGCTCGGTACAAATTCGTTCTAATTGATAGATAGGTTTCTGCTATCCATTGACGACTGGGCACGAAAGATAACTTCGCCTCTCGCAGCGTCACATAATCCTTATAGCATGTACTTAAGGCTGAAAATAAAGATGTGCAATACACATAAGCCATTGGTATTGTGAGCAAGCTCAAAATTATAGTAAAAACAGATTTCCTTAGGTGTTCAGGAATTAATCCTGTAGCAACGACTATCGCTATAGACCCGACAAATGAAAGCAGAAGAGAGCCTGTAAAAAATTTGACAAAGCGCTTTGAAGTTGGATGCCTTATTTTGTGCCAAGTTGCAGGGCTAGTAGGAATAAGGCCAAACACAATTACTCCGATGCTCCACAAAGTAGCGTCGTACCTTAAGCTAAAGCCTTTGTTCGCTACTTCATCATTAATAACAAGCTCCGAGATTGCCAACATAATCATAGCCACAATTTGGGCTAGAAGCAAAAAGAACGCAACATTATGCCCAGCCCTCATAAACGTGTGAAACGATAGAATAGCTCTGCGTGTCGCCATTCTTTGCGCAGGATTCTTAGAGCCTTCGAGCAGGCTTTTTATCTTATTGCGCTTTGAGGATTTAAATAGCGGGATGGTGAAGTTAATCATATCGAATATGTACGCAGTGAGAAGCAGGAGCAGCCCAGATGAAACCCCCAATATAACTGCAGGACTCAAGGTGTACATTGATATTGCGATCAGCAATAATACAGATATAGTGGCTTTAATTACGTCGAAACGGAACAAATTTAGCCAAGTCGCTACTTTCTTAGTCGCATTACTGATTCTGAAAACGTCGCCCTGACGAGCAGCTTCCATCGCGCCGAAGCGATCTATTGTATTGTCATAAATTGCAATAAGCAGTTTGGCCGAAGTCGAAGGTAGGTATCTAGCCGCTGTAGCGGTCGTTTCGGTTAGCCATGGCGGGAGCTTCCTAAGTGCTAAGATGATGACTCGATAGGTTGTTCTCGCATCGAGCAAGGAAACTGCCTCAAGGATCGTCCGTGTTTCAAGGAAGTCCGATTTTCGGTTGAGGCGGCTGCGGATTATGCGCGCTAAATCTGGCTTTAGGTGTTCAATAGCCTCGCGTCTATTTCGGAAGCCTTCGACTTGGAAACGAAGTGCGTTACGGGCTTGGACAAATGCAGCCCGATCTTCTGCCAATGACAATGTTTCGATGTTGCGAGCAAAGCTCCAGGCATGAGTCACTAGCTGCTCTGCAACATCCTTTGGGGCTATCTCAGCATAGAGAACCAGAGCGTCTCTCAAGCGGGAGTCGGTCTGTATAGCATCAAGGGAGATAGATCCCTGCTCTCGACTCAACCGCCTAACAAGGAAGTACTCGTTGAAACGCCGGTGAGCAAAAGAGAAAGTTCCCGTTTCGCCGCCAAGTCTACCTAGCCGGGACTGTGTTAGGAAACGAAGGACTTTAGGGAGGAGTGGATCTGATATGTACCGACGTAATTCGCTCTCCGAAATTTCTAAGCCGGTGTTGGTCTCCTGAAACATGGCATAAGCGATGTCCTCTGCGATCATATTGATCGAACCATTGTCCGTTTCACGGAATCGATAGGTATCTCTCGCAAATTGCAAATTGGCATCGACATAAGCCTGGAATATCTCGGCTTGCGTGTCAGGAGCTTTTTGCGTGTTGTTGAAGTAATTAATTATTAGGTGGAGTAGAAATGGATTGCGCGCCAATAATCCAAGATCCGCCCTTTCAGTTAGAATGATACGAGCAAGAAGGCTTGGGGAGTCCGCCCCCAACCTGATGGCTTGGATGATGCGATCATCAGAAAAGGGACGTATCTCATATACTGATCTAGTGCCGTGAATGATCTTAGGCTTCCTAAACAGGCGAGATGCGATCACGGCTCTCGCTTTGCGTCCGCTCAGGACGTAGCTTGTCACACAAGAGGACAACCTTTCAATCAGCCATGAGGTCTCCTCATGATCCAGCACCGCTGGAATTTCGTCAAAAGAGTCAAGGATAAAAAAGAAATATCCTGCCTCAAATAGGCGTTCATATATGGTTTTCCCGGAATCAGGGTCTCGTTGCCGTAGGAAGGCCTGAGAATTGTAGTCGAGATCGTCTTGTAGGCTTCTAAGGACGAACTCATGGAAGTCATGCTCAGTGGGTGGATCTTCGAGAGTCCAGTTCCTTTCAGCTCTCCACTCTTTGAGGTTCAAATATACAGGTATGCGATCTGACTGTTGGCTCCGATCTAAGAGATCACGCGCCAACTTCCTCATCGCTACACTTTTGCCTGACCCCGGTTCTCCCAACACAACAAAGATGCGCGTCGTACGTTCGCTACGTAGTGCTCGCATTAGATCTACAACTTTGCGCCTTGAGGCTCGTCCCTCAAGCACTTGAACCTCTGCTTCAAGAGGCACGTAGCTTGCCGCGCTCCATCTTGTAGCCTGGTCGATACGGTCGAGACGATCCCGAAGAGATCTTTTGAGAATCTCTAGGCGCTCAAGGTTTGTCACAGACGGTAAGACATCCTTGATTTTTTTGTCCGGCTCTCCCATCGGCGACGCACTAGAGAGGCCCCAAAGCGCCACAAAGCATATAAAAGCCGTTAGGAGGACGACCAAGACTTGAGTGGAAAGTGTGGGGGAGATCTGATCAAGGCCAACTTCTGAAAGTTCAATCCCAGTAATCTCCAGTATAGTCCTGGCATTTTTTCTGGCTATCTGCAAGATTACTGAAATAATGACATTCGAAGGCATTAACAATAGGGTTACTACAGGCAAAACACAGCTAACTACAATAATGCGTACCCTATTGGCGCTTGCGGTTGGTATGGATGCGAGCTTGAACCCAAGATATGTAACTAGCCCCAAAAAAGATACGATTGTAACCTGAAGCAAGGGATTGCTAGAAAAATAGAGCCCTGCGCCGAGCCCGAGCAGCATGATAACAGTAAGAAGTAGGAAAAAGGAAAGTCGTTGCGCCAATTCGTTCTGTAAGAAGCTCATTACTAAAGGCCCCGAAAAATCTCCGTTTAGGTTTATGCGAACGATTGGCTGTAGGGAAGGCCTTTATTTGTAGACAGGGAGAACATCAACAAGCCTATTACGCTAGGCAGATTTTATAGTGCGAGTTGGATCCAAGCGCCGTGAAGCTCTCGTTAGTTGACTTGGCTTCTTCACCCTTCTTCCGGTATCCCCTCTGCTGCAAAGTTATTATTCACGCTCTCAACAGGCTCCCCTTCAGCCCCTCGACGAACCGCCCTTCTCATGAAGGTTTAACGTGCCGATGCGTACACGGAAGCTGACCATTGAGCAGGATCTTGAGGCTCGTTTACGGTATGGCGTCAGGTGAGCGAGAGTTCAGTCGATTTGCTCGGGAGTATGGTGTCAGCCCGGAGTCCATCAAGAATGCGATCTTGGGACACACCTTCAAGGATCTGCCCATGCCTCCCAGTAGGATGCTGAACCTTCGCCCCTTTCCCTACGGGTAGGCCACCTCGCAACCCAGGGGGCTTATGATGAGCCTGGGAAGATAATTCCTCTCCCCACCTTCACATTCCTCATGGGCACTGACAGATTTCCAACAAGGATCGATAAGGGTATCCTTAGTGGGTCTGGAGAATGGCCATGGGTGAGCCTGGATCAGATCCCATCATGTGGGATACCCTCAAGCTGTCAGCCGAGCCCTTGCGGGCCCGATGCGGTATTTTGGTGGTGGCTCAGGTCATGGTGAGGGAGCAGGGACAAGACGAGGGAAGCCAGTACCGCGTCAACTTCGAGATCAACAGGCAGCACGGCCTCGTATCCTATGACACTGAGGTTCTGGCCTCAGGCGCTGAAGGGGATGGCCCTCCCTGGAGATATTCAGGACGGCGGGATGTTCTTGAGGCAGTTAAGAAGCACTTTCTTACAACCCAACTTTATTCATATGTGGCTGGCCGGCTCGGCTGGGCTCCCAGCACAGGGATGCAGGTGTCTCAAGCGCCCTTAGATCCCTGAGTTAACCAGCCACTCTTCTTGGAACATTGCTCTCAGCCGGTTGTTTGTCCGTGCCTTCATGCTTCCTCCCATTCGTGATGGCTCCTCTGGAAACTACAGAGCCCTGGGCGTGTCTTGGGGCTTCTCTTTGTCTGGGCACCGCAGGAGTCCCGTCAGCCAAAGGTGCCCCCAGGGGTGTGGAGTAGTGGGGCTATTTCAAAAACACGGCTAAAGGTCTTGTTGTTGGACCTGAGAGAGCCGTGAGCGCTGTAGAAACACAGCCCATAGTATCTACAGGCAAGCCACCGCATAAAGGTGCGTGCGCGGCTGTATCCTTAGAATTGAGAACTATGCCTTGCCGATCAGATCCAGCATCTTGGGGTAGAGCGTCCATCAGAAATCAAGATCACTCCAGGGGCACACAGAATCACCCACTTAAGCCCTACCCTCGCGACAAAGTTCAATAACGGAGATAGGGGCACGACTAGGAGCAAGAGGAGTAGGGAAACGTCATGGACAAGATTGCCATTCCGTGCGGGAATTCCTCGAAAGAATCCGATGCGGGAGGTAGGCCGTGGAATTGCTGCAAAGAGCCTTGGACTATTTTCGGAAGCCACAGATGCCTCCAGCAGTGCCAATGCGAGTGCTGGACATAGATGAGCGGATCGGTGGTTCACGCTCAAAGCGGGCTCAAATCAAAGGCGTGTTGCGGCGCTATGAACAGGGTGGCGTTACACAAGCCGAAGCGGTCGAGGAAATTCTAAAGATCACCCGCACTTTCCCGCCTAATGCAGGTTCAAAGCCTTTCCCCAAACGCGTCTAGAATGGCTCTCTGGTGCTGGGCCGCATCGAGGGAACCGTTCCCCATCAGCTTGATTGGCTTTTATGACCTTGGGCGAAGGGTAAGCTCATGCCCCGTTACTACTTCAATGTGCACATAGGTGAAGACACGCTCACTGATCCTGAGGGGCAAGATCTCCGCAATCCTGATCAGGCATGGAATGTAGCTAAGGCCATGGCTCAAAACCTGATGAACACCAAATTTGAGCAGCCAATCAACTGGGCAGCGTCTTATATCGAGGTAAAGGATGATATGGATGAGGTCATCCTTGAGCTTCCCTTCTTAGAGGCCCTCCAGTTCACTCAGCAGCCGCATTAGGTCCTCCCGAACTGTCTAAGGTGGCTTGGGACTTCTGTGGCCCGAAATACCCCAGGGGCCCAGATGGCAGGGGTGTCTCAAAAACAAGGCTAAAGGTCTTGTTGGTGTTGTTAAGCCTGAGAGAGCAGGGAAACCACTGGAGAGCTTCAAGCGTCCAAGCCTCTTCAACTTACTTCCTACCTCCTGCACACTAGAGTTAGCCAAGGTGCTGTTCAGGAGGTGTGATGGGGCAAGTAATTCAATTCGGGAAGCGTCGGCCAAAAGAAGGTCCACCAAGGAGGCTCCTGCCACCAGAGAGAAGGCCGTCCTCCAAGAAGCTCTATCGAGGTAGCCGTCCCTGGCTTTCTCTGATCCTCGGCGGCACTGTCTTAGGAGGTCTCATTGCTTCAGAGTTTGGTCCACCCTTGGTTGGCTGCAGTGTGAAAGGCAACATCAGCCGCAACACTGGCGAACGGATTTATCATGTGCCCGGTCAGGAACACTACTGGGAAACACGGATCAACTGGCTTCAGGGGGAGCGGTGGTTTTGCTCAGAGAATGCCGCACGAACGGCTGGGTGGCGAAGAGCGCGATCCTAGGGAAGTTGCCAGCTTACTGTTAGGAGTCCCACCCGCTAAAAGTGACCCCAGGGGGTGCTTGACGAGGGTGTTCTCAAAAAGCTGCTAAAGGTCATGTTAGTGTTGTTGGACCTGAGAGGCACGCGAGGTCTCTGTAGATTTCTTGGACTCCTACGCTCTCAGCCTATCCCAGTTAGCCTTCATGCCTTTCTAGGAACACCCCACTCATCCAAAGAGTAATTTTGGGTAGATATACCTAGCTGGGTACTGGACCGCCCCGTAAACACTGCTAGGTTTGAACGGTCTGTGGGGGCACAAATGACCATTGCAAGCGATTATGGACACTTATCAGGTGAAAAGCCAAAACCTGCTGTTCGTCTGAAGTGGCTCAAGTACACCTGGAGGGTGTTGCTCAACCTGTTCTCCCTAGTTGTCATCTCATTCGTGTTTATGAGTATCCACAATGCGCAGACTCAGATCACCGTTTCAATTGGTGGACTTTTGTGGGTTGCAATCAGATCGTCTGCCATGGGTCAGGGGCTTTACTCCACGATTGCCATGTCTGCGATGGCTAAGGAGCTTGATGAGATCAAACGGCGACTGAAAGGCGAACCCATCGACAGGGCTGCCTATGCTCACTCAGATGAAGTGATGTCCTACCATCAGATCAAGATGATGATAGATGGCACGTTCTTGGGAATCATTAGCCTCATCTGCCTATTCCAGTTCTTCACCGCTCTATAAAAACCTGCACCGCTTGCCGTTCTCTATTACATCCGAGACAAGCAAGCGTGGATGCTGTCAGTTAAATCAGTCATGAGAGGCTCCATGAAAACCATTGCAACTGCCGCAATAGCCTTATCTGCTGTTTTAGGAACTGCTGCTTTTGCCAATGAGCCAAAGGCATTTGTCTGCAAGTTTACCCAAGGAGCCGCTGCCAGATACGATGAGGCCGAATGGTCAGTAAAGATGCTGAACGAGAAATTGGACCTCACGTTCGCTGGTCTCAATTCGCAGCAGGGCAAAGCTCAACTGATCGGCAACGCTGGAGCCTCAGATGTACGGTTCTGGAAGGGAGCTTGGACCTGGAATTTTGTTGAAGTCACTGATGTAGGTAACGTGATGACGACAACGGTCTTTGAAGCGTCAGGCGGTAAAGATTATCCAGCAGTCCATTCTCGGCACACGTCCGTTGCCGGTGAGCCATTTCCTTCCCAGTATCGAGGCACTTGTTCCGCTAAGAGCTAAACATGGCAAGCTCTTCACCCATTCCAAAATAATAGCAAAGGCTGTGCTTAGAGGATTCTATGGCCAATATCTGCCGCATTGCCGCTTACAGCGTTGTTTTTGTCCTTGGATCATCCTGCGCTCAATCCACGCCAAACCTTTTTCAATGTCAGATATTGCAGAGCGGCCAGCTGGACGAGAACGGGTACATAAATGATAGCCAGTGGACAAAAAATATTCGGGAAGCGGTCAAGGACTTTGTTTTTGACTCAAGATCAGAGCAACTGTTTTGGGGTGGAAGGGCATACGATTTTAAAATCCTTCAACACCCAACCCCTAAAAGCTCCCTCGTGGCTTTTCGCCATTACCAAGGCCCCGCTAGTATTGTTGTCGAGAACCTTAGGATTGAGACGTGGCGAGAGGGTAGTCCGTTTATCTACTACGACGCGAATGAAATTTACTCCGGTAAATGTCGGTCGATGTAACGGGTGGATTTGAGTGAGGTGCGCAACGGGGGCAAAGTGTGTTGTTACCGAACGTGAGATTAAACCTACATCCCGTTAGCTCTGGGCTCTTGCCAACTTCTCAGCCACCTTTTCCGGCTTGAGGTGTGTGTACCTGTTCAGCATCCTCAAATCCCGATGCCCGCTGATCAGAGCGACCTCAGGGATGCTCAGTCCGTACTCAAAGAAGCGTGACACAGCCTCGTGCCTGAGATCGTGGAGGCGAATATCATCTAGTCCAGCTCTACTCCGCAGCCTTTCCCAAGCTAATCGGATGGCATTTGGCTTGATTGGAAACACCTGATCATTGGTCCTCTGGAGGGAGCCAAGAAGCTCAATCGCTTTGGGAGTTAAGGGGATAGTGCGAGAATCACCGTTCTTCGTCTGCTTCAGCCTCAGTATGCGCCTCTCGAGGTCCACATCCCGCCAGCTGACAGAGAGGAGTTCGCCTCGCCTCATGCCTGTCTCGATAGCAAGCACCAGAAATGGGCGTAGGTACCAAGCAGAGCGTTTGCCAATCGCGTTGAACAGCCTACTGGCCTCACCGTCTTCAAGACGGCGCTCTCTTGGCCTGGAGTCCTTTGGCAGCTTGATTGAATGTACTGGATTGCTAGGGAGGGGGATGTTCCACTCGGACTTGGCCACTTCGAATACATGCCTCAATACAACCAGCTCACGGCGAACTGAGGCGGCTTGAACCTGTTTCAGGCGATCATCGCGGTAGCGGGCTGCTGAGGCTCCTGAGAGATCACTTAGGCGCACTTTGGAGACAGAGTGCCGTCTGAGCGTCTGAAGGCGTGAACGCTCCGCCTTCTCACCCCGCTTGGTTGGTGTCACCTCATTCTCATAGCGCGTCAAAAGGTCAGCTACAGTGAGCTTATAGAGATCCTGGATGTTAGGGGAGCGCACAGTGCAGTCTAGCTGTGTCTCAATGCTCCTAGCCCAAACCGCTGCCTCCCCCTTTGTGGGAAAGCTCTTGGACATGGGTGGGTGCCCCTCTCGTCTCACTTGAACCTGCCAAGAGGAGCCCCGTTTACGGATCGTAGCCATACGCTCACGTTCTGTATCAGCTGTGACAAATGCTGTGACAGACAGGCGTTTCTTAGGTTTCTGAGGAGTAGGCCCTTAAGTCAAACCCAAGCTGTGTAAGGGCTTGAACATTGCCCCTCTTGCAGCATCTCTGGACTTACACAGGCCTTCGGAGGGCAACGCTCTATCCAGCTGAGCTACGGGTGCTTATGGCGGTTCGCCTGCTCTCTTCCCTACCCGATCAGGGCTCTCAAGACAACCTCTGACCGCA